CCGATATCGCATCATCACATCTCTGAGATATTGCTCTGCTTTTACTTTAGGTAAATTACCTACATCTATATAGAAGATCCTTCTCTCAGGAGCTCTTGAAAGTCTGTAAATCACCAAACTATCTTCGATCATACGAAGTTGATTGATAGATTTAATTGCTTTGTGAAGATATGAAAGTGTTGATCCCTTATTTCTATCTACTAATCCAGAGGTACAATATGTAATTGCATCTCTTGCAATTTTCATTCCTTGACTTGCACCAGTTGCATTAATATTTCCTGTTGGATATTTACCACTAGCATTGTATATAAAATATTCCTCTATTTCTGGAAACTTATAATCCATTGGATCAGGTGAGTTACCAGTGTTTACTCTAATTTGATCTTTCTTTTTACTTTTCTGTTGACGAACATAACGCATTTTTAATGCATCAATATAACGCAACTCTTGAATACCTTCTTCTGGTTTTTTTAGATCTATAATTTTATGATAATATATTCTTCCATCTACATACCAGTTTCTATAAATTTCGTGTGCTTTTTTATCAAAATCTAATAGATCAACAATGTGTTTAAATTCTTTTCTAACCTTATCTTTAATACCATCACTAGCATTTAAATTGTCAAGGTTAATTTGTACAGGTGTATCATTTGTATCAGATACAATTGCTTCATTAACAATATCTTCAATAGCACTATCAGCTTCTGGTTGTAGTGCTAATTCACGATATCTCTTAATCAGGTCATATTCGGTTTTATAGATACCTTCAATATCTACATAAGAACCAAAAAAACCACTACTCATATAGTGATCAGACCCATCCTCGTTATTTGGAGGAACGGGTGAGACCGCAGTAGGAGATAGTGGTTCGGAATCCTCTATCGAGAATCCAAATAATTTAGCCATAATAGAGTTACTCTATATGAATTATAGTTTCTTTCTTCTATTTAGTCAACCAAATTAACCTGCTGTTCCAGCACCGTTAACTCTGTAAGACTGAACTGCAAATTCTACAGGATACTCTTCAATCTGATCACTATTTTCATATGATAAATCAATTGCTCCAACAGATATTGGGAATATGTCAACAAATTCATATTCTTTTAGAACTACATTTGTATCGCCAGCATTAGTAGTGCTTGCTTGTGAAGATCCTCTACCTAGTTGATAAACTTTAGCATTTACCATATATGATGCAGGGTTTGTTGAACCCATATTGTCATCTAAATTAGCAATCTGTTGAGTCCACTCTTCAAACGCATTTCTGAATAAGAAATCTTCATCGTTGATTACTGTAATACTCCAGTTTTCAATTGTTCTGTCACCAGCAACTTTAAAAACACGACCCCTAAATGGAACGTCTATGTTAGCAATAGTCATTGCTGGCATCTGTGCTGCCTTACATAAGAAAGAAAATCTTTCTGCTTGCCAAGGTAATGTTACACTTGACGGTAAAGTTGTAAGTTCAACTTCAAATAGATTAGATCTAGCACCGCCACCCAGTAATCTGGATTTAAAATCTGAGATTGTTTTGTTGTCTCTTGATGTGGCCATTTTTTTAGTTTCCTCCGATGATTGTATTTATAAAGTTAAACGCGGCCAGCGACTTCTTCAAAACTGATTCCTGTTCTAGTTGCAACAAACGATAGAGTAACGTAGTTGATTGACTTAGCAGGTTTCAAGAAGATATCAGCTCTGAACTCATTATTATCAATAACATCGGGAGTGTTATTTGTAGTGTCGCAAACAACTAAGAATCCGTAGATACCTCGTTTTGCTTCGACATCTCTCAAGTATGGTTCAACAATGTTTCTGAAGTTTGCTCTTGTTAATTCATCATTTAACTCAAAGAGTTGTGCTTCAGCAGCACTCTCAAGAGCTTGTTCAATTGTAAGGAACAGACGACGAACATTGATTCTATCAAATGCAGATGCATATGCAAGTGCAGTTTTATCACCAAAGAGTAATGTTCCTATACCAGGTTTGGTAATAACAGAGTTAATTCTCTGAGGATAGAGTTGATCTCTTTGTGTTTTAGTTGGATTATATGCTAGTTTGATAGCATTGTTAATCAAACCTCTTTGTTGCCCTGCTGGTGAGAACCAAGGATATGCAACAAGATTTGTTCTACACATTAATCCAGCAATGTCTCCATTTGTTGGAATAAATCTAAATTCGTTATTGAATCTATCATATGTGTATTTGTAACCACTATCAAATACTGCATAAGAAGAACTTGTTAGTGGACTAAAGAACTCAATCAAGTTAGTTGTTTGAGTTGTTGTATTTGTAACATTTACTAGGTCTGCTCTGTGTGGCCCAACAGTTGCTACACAGTCCTTTCTTTCATTAGCAATAGCAATTAATTTATTTGCTTTTGTTTGAGATTGATCTTTAGATGCAAGACCAGGCCCCATAATGAGATAATCTACTTCTTCCTCATCTTTATTGGAGAACTTATCGTATGATGTCATTAGATCACCTAATGTTGCTCTCATACCACCGTTTCCACCAAGTATAGGAATTCCTGCTTGATAATCTTCACCACCACCAAGTGTGTATGTTACATTACCGATAGCAGAGAATGTAGTATCCTGTGCCTGATTACCCCATAATCCTTGAGCAGTTGTGAATGGAACAAAGTCAGTTCCGAACCCAGTTGCTAATGGTGTGGTTAAATGATAAGTGTCTAATGAGTTAGATGGATTAAATCCTGCGTATACATTGTCAGAGAAATCTGCAACGTAATTCTTATAGTATGTCTTCTGAGGTGAATTTACAGATGAAACTGCGTCAACTGCCTTTGAGAGACCTAAGTGTTTCTCAAGAACATTACCTTTAATACCTGTGACAACTCCAAAGTCATCAACAACTACAACGTGAATACCATCACCTTCTCCACCTCTATCTGTTGTATATACATTAGATACTGGTTTTGGTGCTAATGATTTCCAGTAGATAGATGCGTTATCTAAATCTAGAGTTTGATTGTTATACCAGTCAGAAACTGAAACTACAGTTGCAGCAGCTGCAGTGTTTGCTGCATTTGGTTCACCAGTATTGATACCAGAGTTATTAACAAAGAATACTGAGTCAGCAGCTTTGATTGATCCAAATCTTGTTCCTTCCGAATAATCTATTTTAGTTTCAGCATAAGAAGCAGTTCCACCAGCACCTGTTACACGGTGAGTGAGTTTAACATCAAATGTTGAACCACCAGCAGCACCAGTTGCGTCTGTAGAAACACCAGTAATTATTCCTTTTAAATATCCAGTGAACGTTGACGTTGTTCCTGCACCAGGTATGACTACATCACTTACTGCAACTGTAACACCGTTACCAACTACACAACCATAGTCAGAAAGACTTGTTGTTGTAATACCAATTGTCTGGTCTCCAGCATCGTCAATTACACAAACCTTTAATCCATTTGCCCAAGATCCAGGAGTTTTTGCTGCCCACGCAAAATCACTTGATGAAGTATAACTTGCATTATAATCGTCGTAATTCTTAATTTTTAATGTTGTGTCTGATGCAACACCAACACCAGCATTTGCTGTATTTAAATTTGTGCTGTCTGTTCTACAAACTTTTAACACACCACCATATGATAAAAATGAGGATGCACTCATCCAATATTCATACTGGGCATCAGTTGAAAGTGGTTTACCAAAGACGTTTATAAGGTCTTCTTCTGTCGATACTTGTATAGGGTCATCGATGGGGCCTATTCTAAATGGGCCTGCTATCGCACCAATGTTGTCCAACACATTATCTGCTCTTCCTACTGTAAGATCAACCTCCCTGACTAATACGCCAGGAGATAATTGAGGAGTCGCCATGCTTTTGTCTCCGTTCCGTTCAGATTTAACTAGAAATTATTTATTAATTTGACCTTTTACATATACTCCCACATAAAAGATCGGTCTCCATACTCGTCAGCCTTGTTCCAACGATCACCCTCCGAATCAACAAAACTATCCTCATCCAACCCATCAATCATAAAACCAAATGGAGCCATATCCTGCTCTATTTGGTTTTTTTGTTCTTCATATAATCTCTTTCTGACATCTTGATCAGTCAGTTCTTTAAAATAATCGTTCTGCACTAACCATGCATATATTACCAAACACATTGCAAGGTCATCATTAGCTCCCTCTTCTGCCTCAAATGAATTATTCTTCTGTATGAATGTTGTCAGTTCAGATATAATCTCATAGTCTTTAAATACAATCTTATCAGATTCAATAAGTGTCTTTAAGTTAAGAGATCCAACCTTTTTAACAGTCTTTGACATCTTAACTCCCATTTGAGTCTTCTTACCTGAGAATCCCTGACCAATGACTTGACCAGCCCTTCCTCTCATAGATGCCATAAGCAAATTATCATATTCAAGATCATAGTGGATAATTGATGCCACTTGATCACCTATGTCATTTACCTCACACAATATGAAAGCTTTGTTGTATTTTGTTGCTACCTCATATATCACACTTGGAAATAGCATTGGTTTGATCTGATTATTTCTATACTTACCCACAATTCTATGAGGGAACGAAGTAATATCTACAAGAACAAATGCAGAATAATCTTTTTCAACACCACGAGCAACGTCAACTGTTATCAAATAGTCATGACCCATCATAGGGCATTCATAGATATCCAATCCAGCATTTCGTTGTGCTGGTTCTTCATACACCATCGTTCTTAGTTTCGATGGTGCTATTAAAGTATCAACAGATCCTAAGAACTCACACTCAAACTCAACCTTAAACTGAGCTTCAGATGTGTTTGCAATTGTTTGCTCTCTCCATACATCATCTCTACCTGGTACTTCAGACCAGTGAACATCCGTTGGTTTATATTCGTTCTTTCCTCTCTCCGCATCATGCCACAATCGGTAGAAGTGATTCATACCTCGTGGTGTGGATACAATTATTACTTTAGTACTTTGACCAGAACTAATAGTAGGATAAACAGAGGCAAAAAATTGATCAGCAATGTGATTTGGAATGAATGCAAACTCATCCAAAAAGATAACATTGTATGACCCGCCTCGTACAGCACTTGCAGAAGTTGAAGCAGCCAAGATTTTAGAACCATTTTCTAACTCCAGTGATCCTTTGTTCCATGCGATAATACCTTGCTGCATCCATTTAGGTAAGTTTTCATATGCAAGTTGTAATCTACTTAATAAATCTCTTGCAGTAGATGCTTTGTTAGCAAGTATTGCAATATTTACATTATCATTAAAAACTGCATAGTGCAACAGATAAGATACACAGGTAGTAGATTTACCTGTCTGTCTTGGCATCTTACATATATTAAAACGATTCTCGTGGAAATTACTAATTAATTTCTCTTGGAAAGGGTATAAGTTAAACGGCACTAAGCCCTCATCAAGAGAAACAATCTTAATATATTTCTTTGCAAAATAAACAGGATCTTCTTTACATGCAACAAATTCTAATATTTGTTCTTGTGTAAATTCAATTTCGGTATTCGCTTTTTTTAGATTCGGATTACCGAGATAAATGTCGTCAACTGAAGGCATGGTTTAGATCATGAATTTTTTGTCGTGGTCAATTGTTTTTTGTTGAAGTTCTAATGTTTTTTCTAATCTCTCTATTTTCTTTTTTAAATCTTTGTTATCCTCTTGTCTGGAGGATAGGTTCTCCTGGTTCATAATCGGATTTTTGGTAAGCCACGAGTCTAGCACCAGGATACACTTTTCTCATTTGATCCTGAACCTCAACTCGTGATGGGGTTTTAACTGTAGGGAAGAACATCTTGATCATATATTGACCTCCCCTCCATTGTGCAATTACTGCTAATATCTGACCTACTTTTTGAAAATCTGGAAGACGTTTTGCCTCGTCTAAAGGGTCTATGTATTGAATATTTGATTTAGGTGATTGAATCGGTTCAGGTTTAATAATGTCAACCGCTTCAAATTCTCTCCACTTAATATCTCCAGTGGCATCTTCGACCTTAATGCCACAGTTTTCTAATGCACCTACTTGTGCTGGAGACCATCCCATATGAATATCAATACTGTAGTATTATTTAGTATGTGGAATATCTACATCATCGCATCCTGCATATGAAGTAGATAGATCTGCACCCAAATCGCCACCCTTATCTGCACCAAACATTGTAACAAATCCAGCAGCAACCCAACCTACAAATGGTATATTTGATAGTGCAGGA